CTAATCCCGGATCTCGATCAGCGGCACGCTCACCGCTTCGCCTGCCAGGAAGGTTGTGCGGCTGACTTCCAGCCGGTCTTCGGCGAAACGCACCGGGACATCGAATAGATAGCCTGCGCAGATATCCGCATCGGCGGCGGGCGGAATGTCGAACTGGATCGCTCCGTTCTCGACAATCCAGCCGCTCGCCTGTTCGACATCGTCAACCGATACGCGAACAGTTCCCGGCACCGGATGCCTGATCCGCCGGACCTGTTGATCCGGAGTGTCGCCATAGCGTTTGACGAGCGGGAAAAGAGTCGTCTCCCCATCGCCCGTTCCGAGCCGCTGATCATCGGGTTCGGGGGTTCCCGTCATCGTGCTGGAACTATGGTCGAAAGGATCGTGAAAGCGGAAACCGCGCGCCGCGCCTCGCCGCGCCCGGAAGAAAGCGATCAGCGTGCCGACATCGGCTTCCGATCGCACCCCCGGCCCTGCGTCATAGCGCATCCGCGCATCGGTCCAGTCGCTGTTGCGATGCTCCGCGCCCGATGCCGTCGTCACGATTGCCGTCGAGAAACCCGGTGTCGCCACCGCTTCGCGGCCAAGCGCGAGAGGGAATTGCACATCGTCAAAGGCCTGCACATCGCCCTCCTTGCTGTCGAAATGGGTGAAACCGTCGCGAGTAACCTGGGGCAGCGCCCAGAAGAATGTTTCGGCGACGCCGCGTTCCCGCCCAGCCTCGGCGGCAGCGTCGATCAGAGTCCACTGGGCCGCATCTTCGGCATTCAGGACGAAGCCGGCGAAGTAATGCTGGCGTTCGGCGGGATAGCCGAGCCTTGCCTGCATCGCTGCGACCGCTCTTGCCGTGGCGCCGCGATTGCCGCCGGTCACCCAGTCATAATCCTCAAGCTGGAGGATATCGAAAGCGGGGTCCGCCCAGCCAAGCGGCACATTGGCTCGCTTGGCTTCGGGAGCGTCCTCGTCGAGCACGGTCGGCAGATAGACGAGCAGATAGGTCACCGCGTCGGCTGCCTGCGCCTTTACCGCCGCAACGACATCCGCCGTGGAATCGGCAAGCATCTGGCCGGCCTGGTTCAGCATGGTGATTTCAGCCGCCGTCTTTGTCCCCTTGATCGTCGGGATGGACACGAGATTGGACCCGAACGCCGCCTGCGCGGCACTGTCGTAAAGGCAGATCCGCGCGTTGCCGTCCTGCGTGATCCACCACCAGGGTTCGCCGATCTGGAAATGCACCGGCTGGCCTGCGCCCTGCAGGATCGCGACGAACGCCTGGGCCACCACTTTCAGAAAATTCATCGCACCGCTGCTCGCGGGCGACAACAGGGTCGACGGCGGCTCCCATCCGGTCAGCGCCGGATTGCCAAGCTCGTCACGCTGCTTCCAGTCGCCAAAGCAGATCGCATCGAACAGCTCATAGGAGAGCGAGCAGATCAGCGCATAGCCAAACGCATTGGCCCGGGCGGCGAAATCGGCGTGCCAGGCAGCACAGGGCGCGTTGAGCACGCCGCCCGACAGGCTGATATACAGGCCCCCGGCCCAGCCATAATATTCAAGCCGGTAATAATGGCTCATCCCGACATAGTGATTGATGACATCCCGATAGCCGAGATGCAGCGCATTGCGGACCAGCCGGGCCGGCGTCTGGTTATAGGCGTCGTCATAGCCGGTCGCGATGCGCATGCCATGTTCAGGAAGCAGCGTATCGCCGATACGGATCGTGGATCCGGCACCGGTGCAGGATATGTCTGTCAGCTCCGCCCATGCATCTGCGGGTGCGGCCAACGGCACAGTGGCGGCCGTATAGCCAGGTGGCACGAGTGAGAGGAACAGCCGGTCGATATCCCCGGCCCATACTGGGTCCGCCTCCCCCGGGAGCAGGAACCCACCCTCCAGCGCATCGAAATCCAGCGCGATTTCGGCGTCTTCCGGTGTACCGTTCGCGTAGTTCCAGAGCCGCACATACCAGCTGCGCGGCTCGCCCGCCTCGTCCCGTCCTTCGATCGTCAGCGTCGGACCATGCAGCGCATCGAGCGGCATGATCCCGTCCGATCGCCAGCGAAAGCCGAGCGTGCAGCCCCGGTAATCGCGCGCGGTTTCATAAGCGACGAGCGGGTGGTCCCACAGATCCTCGCTCTCCCAGATCAGGCCGGCCAGATCGTCCGCCATGTAGAACACGGCATTGACCCGCAGGGATTGCGGGCCGCTCGTCACCACGGATGCCATCATCGGACGCGGGAAGTTGACGGTCCAGAAACGCGGATCGAAGCGCTTGATATGGGTGAACTGCTTTGTGTCGCCAGGGCTGGCGAGCCAGTGGGGCATGGCAGGGCTCCCTTATTCAGACCGCTGGAGCGCGCGCCGGACCTGCTGCGCGATCTGACGACTGGAACGGGTCAGTGCTTCGGGTTCCGTGCCCTGCGGCGCGTTGAGATTGATCGTGACGCGGACTTCGCGCGCCGATCTGCCTGCGGACACCGGCTCGACCCGGCCACTGGAAGACGGCACAAACAACTCGGGCCCCTGTTCGCCGATGCGATAGGCCCGGCCCGGCGCCACAGGTCCACCGGTTGCCCGCCCCGGCGCGCCAAGGAAAGCGCTGGCAAGCTGTGTCCCGAGCGCAAGCAGTCCGTCGGATTGGCCTTTGCCGCTTCCCGAAAACAGGGAATTCAATCCGGTACTGACAGCAGCCCGCGCGATATCACTCATCACGGCCAGCGCCGTCCGTTTCAGATCGTCGAACCCGAGTTTGCCGGTGCGCACCGCGCGCAGCAACGCTCTCTCGATCCGACTGCCGACCATATCCGCCGCGCCGCCAAGGCCATCCGACAGCGCGCGCCGCATATCCGCAACGTCGTGGCGAAAGGCTTGCGTATCGGCACGTACGCGGATCAGCTCGTCTTCGAAATCGTCATTCATCGGGAAATTGCTCCATCAATCGGGAGAGGTCGGACCGGGCTGCAGGAACCCCGCCGGCATCGTCATCGGAAAAGGCCATCAGGACCGTGGCCAATTCGGCCGGCGTCGCCGCCCAGAATTCCTCGGGCCGCCAGCCGAGCGTCATGCCCGCAAGGCCCGCAAGTCGGGTCGCAGCCGCCGCAAACTCACTCACCGCCCTTGCAGGATTTGACCGAGCAGCGCCCGGAGCACGGGCGTCGCCGCCGCAAGCCCCTGCCCCGCAATGCTCTCGCCAAAGCGTTCACGCGTCAGCTTTGCCGGTTTCGGGTCGAGGCAATGCCAGAACAGCGCGACCAGTTCGCCGAGCCTGAGCTCGCCCCCGGCCGCCCGCTCAACCAGCGCGAACAGCGGGCCCAATTCCTCCTCAGCCGCGACCAGCGCCGTGAAGCTCGGCCGTAACCGCAGCGTTTCGCCGGCAACGACGATCTCCGCCTCGCCTCGGTTTGGATTGGCTTTCATTGCGACCTCATCTTCTGCGTTGAAGTTTCTCACGCGGAGAAAATTGACGGCGGTAAACCGTCCGTTTGGAAGCGAATAAATTTCACCTCGCGATTCAACTGAAAGCGATCCTGATTGATTTAGACGGATCGAAAGAAAAACCGCGAGGTAATAATGTACGACACAGCGATCCTAGTTTTCACAGGCGTGACAGCTTTCACCGCATTGGTTGGGCTGGACTTAAAGTTATTCAGAAAGCCTTAACCGCCAATAATCACAGGCTCACCACCTGCCCGGAACTCTCCAGCGCCAGCGTATAGTTCCGCTCGCCGTTGAAATCCCCGGAATAGTCGAGCCGCGCTATCAGGAACTCGCCCTGCATTCGTTCCCCGCTTTCGAAGCTCAGCTCATAATCGTCGAGCGATCCGGCCAGCGCATTATTCTTGAGCCGCGTTTCGGCCACCGATCCGGTGAATATTCCCGCACCCGACACGGATACCGAACGCACGCCTGCTCCGGTCAGCAATTCGCGCCAGCCGCCGCTGTCCTTATTGGTGATGACGACAGGTTCGCCATTGATCGAGAGCTGAGTCGTGCGCATTCCCGCGACCGTGCTGTAAACCGGCGGATCGCCGCCATCGCCGACCTTCAACAGGAAAGCCGATCCTTTTTCTGCTGCCATGATTATTCTCCGTTTGAATTCAGGCGGCGAGAAGCCGCGCGCGAAAGTCGAGAATGCCCGCCCAGGGATTGCCGCTCCGGTCGACCTGGCCGCGCAGGAAGGCGCAGCTCGCCACCCGCCAGCCCGGCAGATCGCGCGGGATTGCGGCGATCGCAGTCTCGGCTTCCGCCATCAGTGCAGCCAGCCGCTCAGCGCGCTCGTCCTGATCGAAAACCGAAACCGAAAAGCGCAGTTCGCGCCCCGATTCTGTCTTGGTGCTCCAGTCGCGCGACAGGATCGCGCCGAGCTCCACATAGGGAACCACCGCCCGGATTGCCGGAACGGCGGATATGGCGTTCACCGCTCCTGCGAGTGGGCCATGGTCTTTGAGGGCCGCAAACAGCGCATCGCCAAGGGCTAATTCCGCGCTCATGACAATCGCATCCGCCGCCAGGGTCGCCACAGGGCGGCAACAGCCGCCGGCGGGCTCAGCGCGTCGTCGGCATCGCGCTCCAGATAGAGATGCGCAACGAGCCGCACGATGCCCTGCCTCAAAGGCTCGGACACTGCGTTCCAGTCCGCGCCCATACCGGCGCGATACCGAACTATGACGCGGCGCGCCTGCCCGCCCGCCGGCACGCGGACCCAGCCATCGCCATTGCCGTCTATATCGACAGCATAACTATCGATCGGCAGGTCAAAAGCCTCGCCGCTTTCCGGCTGTCCGACCAGCCCGATGATGGCCGAAACGGGCGTCAGCGTCAGCCGCCTCCACTCGCTCGAGACCGGAACGGTTTCCTCGGCATCGCGCAGCAAAAGAGCCTGGCCGACAAAATGTTCGCAGACACCCGTCGCCGTGCGGATAAGCCCCATAAGCAGCGCATCATCGTCTGCAATGCCAATCCGCAAATAGGCCTTCACCTCGTCCAGCGCGATCGGCGTAGTTGCGGCGATATCCTGCTCCACCGGCATCAGCTTTGCTCCAGGCGGACAACAAGCGAACGATCGGCAGATCGCCCGTCGGTAAGCGTGATATGGCAGGCCGCGCGATAAACCCGGCCCGCAAGGCCGCCGGAAAAACGCGCACCGGTTTCACTGCCATCGATAAAGTCGGCAGAGACAGCGATGCCCTGCGGCTCGTCTGGTTCAATCGACCAGCTGGCCGCCGAAATGCCCGCACCATCAAGCACAGCATCGGGCCAGCGGATCGCGTAATTCAGCGCCGCATCCGGATCTTTCAGAATAAGGGTCATGGAACAGACTTCCATCAAATAGGGGAAAACGCCGCGCCCCCGAACGAGGGGAGGCAATCAGGGGCGCGGCGCCCGGTTCCCTCTCCCCTAGTGGGAGAGGGTCAGGGTGAGGGGCCGGTCGCGTCTGCGATCGAAAAGGTCGATGCAGGACCGCTCTGCCGCTGTGCGACATGCTCGCCTGCAGCTCGCACCCCTCATCCAACTTCGCCTAGCGAGACGAGCCTGCAAGGCGGCGTATCCTTCTCCGACAGGGGGAGAAGGCAATACGGATCAGCTCACGCTGAACCGCAGCAATTTGATCGCCTCGCTGTTCGACACCTGCCCTCCAACACGCTTCGTCGCGTAGAAATGGACGAACGGTTTGTTGCTGAATGGATCGCGCAGGATAGCCGTTTCGGCGCGTTCGGCGATCAGATAGCCCGCCTTGAAATTACCGAAAGCGATGGCGTCGGCGTCGCTCGCGATATCGGGCATGTCGTCCGCCTCGACGATGGGATAGCCGAGCAGGGTGTCGGGCTGGCCCGCCATCAGGCTCGGTTGCCAGAGGAACGCGCCGTCTGCGGTTTTGAACTTGCGGATGGCGGAGAGCGTCGACGAGTTCATCACGAAATGCGCGCCCTGGCGATAAGGTGAGCGCAGCGACTGGACGAGATCGACCAGCGCATATTCGGGGTCGCTCGCATCGAAACCGCCATCCGTTCCAGTCGCGATATATTGGAGCGACCCGAAGGCACGGGCATCGTCCGCTTCATTGGTGATTGTCGCCGACAAGAAGCCTTTGGGGCGGTTGACGCCCGAACCGGAAACAAAAGCCGCGCCTTCCGCCTGCGCAAACTCGGACGCGATCTCGCTCGCCAGCCAGGCTTCGACATCGAAGGCGGCATCGTCAAGCATCGCCTGAGATGCCGCCGGGTTTGCATAAAGCTCGCCCATGGGCGGGGCGATCTCGGCAAAGTCCGGCGTATCGGTTTCGGGGCGGGCGGCGTTTTCGGCGACCCAGCCCGAGGGAGTGCCACCGGTCGTCACCAGCTTGCGGTAACCCGCGCTGCCGACCTTCACGACATTGGCGATGGCGCGGATCGGCGAGATATCGTTCAGCGTCCGGTCGATCACCGCATCGATTTCCTGCGGGATGGCATAGCCGCCCGCCGCGCCCGATGTGCCGTCAAAGCTCTTGCGCTCCAGCCCGGCTTCGAGGCCGCGCCTGAGATAATGCGCAGTAAAATCGCTCTGCCCGCGCGACATGGATTTCGTGCCTTCCAGCGCTGGGCGTGCCGCGGCGACCGTATGCGCGTCCATCCAGCGCTTCACCGCGGCGATATGCTCGGCGACCCTGTCCACGGACGATTGTTCTTCGGCCTGCTCTGCCGTTTCGTTTTCAGGCAAGGCCGCCTCCTCATGCGGCGGCTGCTCCATCGCCGCAAAACTCGCGGCGAGCGGGTCCATCTTGGTTTCGATATTCATGGGTCATTTCTCCTGGGTTGAGGACACAAAAAACCCCCGGGCCGGGCGGCGCGGAGGCGGTGGATTTCAGTCTTTCGTCATTCCCGCGCAGGCGGGAATCCAGTCCAACGGTTCGCATGGATTCCCGCCTTCGCGGGAATGACGGAGGTTTGTGTATCGGGCCTTTTCTTCTCTCCACCGACCGACTAAATCGCAGCGCATGACAGACAGCAAAGACACCCCGCCCGCCAATTCGGTTCCGGATCGCCTCTCGACGATTCCCTCGAGCGGCTATTACGAGCCCGTCCATCTGGAACGCGGCATCGGCATCCGCTTTAAGGGTCGCGAGCGGAACGACGTCGAAGAATATTGCATCTCCGAAGGCTGGATCCGCGTCCAGGCCGGCAAAACCCGCGACCGCCACGGCAACCCGCTGACCATCAAGCTCAATGGCGAAGTCGAGGCCTGGTTCGAGGATGTCGGCGAGGGTTAATCGCCAACCGCGTGCACCCGCGCCAGCGGCTGCATCGGAATCGTCACAAGGCTGACTTCCACGAGATCGAGATCGATCAGTTCGCGCAGGCTAGCGGCTCCCTGCCGCCCCGTGCGGACCCGGTAACCAAAGCTCAGCCCGCCAAGTGTTCCATTTCCAAGCCCCGCCGCAAGCTTGGCGTCCTCCAGCTTTGCAATCACACGCAGGCCGCGTGCATCTTCCGCCAGGCTTTCGATACATCCGATCACCTGCCCCCGCTCATGCTGCCAGAGCAGAGGCACATCGCTCCCCTCCCCCAACGCCCGGCTGAACGCGCCCTTGCGGATCACATCGCCGCCTCGGTCCGGCTGGTCGAAAATCGCGGCATAGCCGGCGAAGCGCACGCTCATCGCCCGAGCCAGTCGACAACGCCGAAGCGGACGGCGAGACCCAATAATATGAGCGCCAGCAGCCCCTTCCCGATCCAGCCGAAAGCCGAGCGGATCGCCCCGCGCCGGGCGATCCGCCAGGCGCCGAGAAGTTCGCGCAGCTCATCCAGATCCCGGCGCGCATGGGTGTCTGACAGGCCGAGCTTGTGGAGCGCATGGGTCGCGCCCAGCTCGCTCGCTTCCTCGATAATCGCCCGCACCGTCACCAGATCGCTGCCCTGATCGGCCAGCTGGGCGACCAGCCGGGCGAGCATCTCTTCATTCTCGCTCATGTTCCGACCCTCGGCTCCTCAATCCCCAGTATCGCGCGTTTTTCTTCCGGCGAGAGGAAATCGGCAGTGCTGACCTGCGCCCATAATTTCTCCCGGTCCTCGGAAAGCGCCGGCACCTTGTCGAGATCGACGGTCAGCGCCGTATCGGGCCACCAGTTCGCCAGCCCCTGCGCAATGCTGCCCAATATCTTGCCCGCCAGCGGCAGCACGCCAAGCCGCCACAGCGCCCGGTTGGCTTCGCGATAATTGGCGTAGCTGTTGTCGCCGGGCAGACCGAGCAGCATCGGCGGTACGCCAAAGGCGAGCGCGATCTCCCGCGCCGCCGCCGCTTTCAGCCCGACAAAATCCATGTCGGCGGGCGTCAGGCTCATCGCCTGCCATTTGAGCCCGCCTTCCAGGAGCATCGGCCGACCCGCATTGGCTGCGCCCGCAAAACCGGCCTCCATCTCCTCTTTCAGCCGGTCGAACTGTTCGCCGGACAGCGCTGCGCCCGGATCGCCGGGATCGTAAACCAGCGCACCGGAGGGCCGGGCCGCATTGTCGAGCAGCGCCTTGTTCCATCGGGTCGCGGCATTGTGGATCGCAATCGCCCCCGCCGCCGCGCCGAGTGCGCCGAGCCCGTAATGATCGTCGAGCGGATGCATGGCACGGATATGGACGAGACTCGGTTTGCCTAAGCCGTCCTTTGCCTCCAGCCGCATCGTCTTCTCGCCAACCCGGTACCGATAGGCGGCGGGCCAGCCCTGCGCGTCCGGCTCGATGGTTACCCGCTCGGGGCGCAGCGCGAACAACTCGGCAGGAGCGCCCTCCGCATCGCAGAGAATCTGGATAAAGGCATTTCCGTGGAGCAGCAGATGCGCAGCCGCCGTCTCGATCAGCGACTGGCCGGCAGAACTTGCGTTGCACAGCGCCAACCCGCGCCTGTCGCCCGCCAGCGGCGCCGCGTCCGCGCTTTCCGACATCAGCCGCACGGCACGCTGGCCAACCGGATTGTCGATATATCCCGCGCGTATCTGCGCCTCATATCCGCGCGGCCAGTCGCCTATCGTCAGCGCACCCCAGGGCGCACGCAGCAATGCCGGACGCGCCGCAGCGCCCCCGGATTTTCGTCCGAAGAGTTTCATGCAAATTTCCTAGGTTAGTCCATCACTCGGCAGCAGAGGGTCACCCGGCACGCCTCGATAAGCGCGCGCGGCCATAAACTGCCCTCGATATCCTCGATCAGTTCGCCATCCAGCTCCTGCCGCCCCAGCCTTGTGCCGCCATAGGCAGCTTCGGTCGCGGCGAGAAATCCTCCGGGCAGATGCAGGCTGTTATCGCGCGTCCGCCCCCGCGACACGGCAACTCTCCTATCCGCGAGCAGCCGCCGCAGCAGCGGTACCGGACGGGGCGTCGTCGTGGCAACGACACGCGGATAATCGCCGAGCCGCAGCCCGAGCATAAGATTGTCCCATGCCGCCTCGCCCCGTTTCCATTTCGCAATCTCGTCGGCCCAGGCCAGATGATGCGATGCTCCGCGCAGCCCGTCCGGCTCTGCCGCCGAATAGAGCGTGGCGATGGTTCCGTTGGGCCAGACCAGCCGGTCCAGCGAAGGTTCGAATCGCGGCCGTTCCGCCCCCTCGCTTACCGCCAATATTCCGCTTTCCCCTTCGACCATGATCGCCCGCGCTTCCGTCTGCGTGGCACCGACCAGCGCGATCCGGCACAGCCCGTGCTTATATGCGAAATCGCGCACCCATTCTGCCCCGGCGCGCGTCTTGCCATAGCCGCGCCCGGCCATGATCAGCCAGACGCGCCACATACCTTTCGGCAATCGCTGGTTGCCGCGCGCCCAGAAATCCCAGTATCGAAGCAGATGCCCGCCCTGTTCGGGGTCGAGCCCTTCCAGCACCCAGCTCCGCTCATTCTCGTCGAGCAACCCCAACTGCTCGGCGTAGGACGGCTCATCCATCCGTACCGCCCACCATATCGCCCGATCCCTCGTTCGCTTTCTTTCTTTCGTGGATCACGGCGAGGCGACGCTTCACTTCCTCGAACGCTTCGATGGGATCAAAACGCCCGCCCTCCCGCTCGCGCACCCGCATTGCCGTTTCCCTGTGCGCCTGGAGCAGCCGGATGCCGACCCCGTCGCTATACTGCTTCATGGTGGCGACTTCCTTGCCACCGCGCACAATAGGCTTTTCCGTTCCGTTGATAGCCCGTTCCAGCATCACCAGCTCCAGCTGCTCATAGGCGATCGCGATCGCTTCGTCCCAGGCCTGGGCAAACCCGGCATCGCGCTTGCGCAGGGCCCATGCTGAACTCGATGTCATTCCCGCCGCTGTAAAAGCGGCGGTAACGTTGCAAGTCTCCGCCAGCGTTTCGAGAAAGATCTCCCGTCGCTCCTCCGTCCATCCGTCGTGGCGCACGGCGCGGATTTGCGCTTTGCCCGAATTGCCTCCGGCATAGCTCCGCCCCGCACGCCTCTGTGTTTCGTTTTTCGCCAT